TCACCAGAACAGCACGGTGACGCTCTGGCTCCCAGAGGGAATCAAGATGTATGCCATCGTGAATAGCGGCACAGTAGACTTGGCAAGCATTCATACAGGAGGCGCATAAATGTCCTACGCAACGCTCGCTGAGTTCAAGGCTGCTGTTGGCATTACCGACAGCACGGATGACGCTGCGCTCCAGTCGGTGCTTGATGCAACGGACACGCTGATCGATCTGTACTGCGACCGGAAGACTGGCTTCGGCACCGCGACCGAGACGCGCTACTACACGGCTGAGGACTACGAGTATGTGCTGACCGACGATCTCGTCAGTGTCACGACGCTTCAGACAGACGATGATGCGAACGGCACCTACGAGACCACTTGGACGAGCGGCACTGACTATGTGCTGGCTCCGCGCAATGCTGCGCTTGATGGCTTCCCTTACACCGAGATCGATACGAGCGTCACTTGGCCGCGCAACTTCCCTAAGGATGTCTATCTCGGCGTGAAGGTGGTCGGCGTGTTCGGCTTCCCATCGGTACCGGCTGCGGTCAAGCAGGCGGAGATCATTCAGGCTGGCGCTGTCTGGAACAGCCGCACCGCGCCATTCGGCGTGATCGGATCGGCTGACCTTGGCGGCATCCTGCGGATGAGCCGCGCTCTGCACCCAGAGGCTGCGCTCATCCTTGAGCCGTATCGCAAGCGTGGAGGGTTGGCACGATGACCGACCTGACCATCCTTGATGCCATTGCAGCTCGGCTAGAGGCGGTCACTCCGCCAACTGGCTACGCACTCCGCAACGCGTGGGCGACACCGCCAGAGTCTCTACCGGTTGTGCCAGCCGTCGTGCTCTTCCCTGGCGATGACTCGATCAGCATTGGCAACGGCAACCGCACCACGGTGCTGACCGTCGCCATTCGCCTGTACCTCCTGCCAATCCCACGGATGGAGGACAAGTACCGCGACCTATACACCTGGCGCGCTTGGCTCCGCACAGCCTTTGACGGAGCGGTGACGATTAGTGGAAATGCCGTTCAGGTAGCAGTCACTGCTACTACACTCGGCACAGATACATACGCCGATCAGGAATACCTGACCGTAGAAGCAACTGCGGAAGTCACGGTCTATGACACCGTGGCGTTCACCGCGTAGAGCAAGGAGATCGAGAAATGCCAACTTACGGCGCAAAGGCTCTGACGCGAATCGCTACTGCGTCGCAGGCCGCTTTCGGCACAGCAGCTTCAATGGGAACCGCCGTCGGCGAGATTCTCTTCAATGAGACTGTCGGCGCTCTTGACTTGGGCGTGACGGTTGATCTTGGCGAGACGATCTCAGTAGGTCGCCGCACCGCCATTCAGGCGAGCCAGCCAACCATCACCGGCCGCGCACCAATCCTGACGATTGCTGAGGGTCCTGCATCACTCCGCACCCTGCCACTCGTGCTCGACGCAATCGGCGCGAGCACCTCAGGCACGGCTTCGCCGTACACCTGGACTTGGTCGCCAACGCAGACCGATGTCGACACGCTCGTGTTCTACTCGTTCCTTGTGACCGACGGCGTGCAGAAGTATCTCGTCCGAGATGCAGCGCCGACAGAAGTGACATTCTCGGCAGACGCTTCAGGTCTCCTCCAGATGGGCGCGACCTTCGCGGCCACCACAGTGACCAGCTCGGCGCTCGCCTTCCCTAACGCGATCCCTGCCAATCCAATGATGCCTGGTCGCTTGATGAAGTTGAGCACCGACACGAACTTCCCAGACAAGACCGGCACAGGGGCGACCGACTTCGCGTCGATCTACAACTTCAATCTGTCAATCACGACAGGTGTGGGAATGATCACGGCGCTTGACGGCAGCCTGACGGCCGCCACCGCCGCGCTGACTGGCGTGCTTGATGCAACGCTGACCTTTACGGTGGCGAGCAACTCAGCAGCCACCACCTCATTCCCAATCACCGACATCGCCACGCAGAAGTATCTGCGCCTGTACGGCACGACTGCCGATAACTTCGGCGTGTGGATTCTCGGCTCATGGGAGATCGAGAATGTTGTTCCGCTCTCGGCGGATAACGAAGGCGTTGTGGTCAATGAAGTGACCTGCCGCCTGGCATTCGATGTGACCTCAGGCAAGTCGCTTGAGATCATCGTCGATTCGCCGCTGGCAACAGCGCCGTAAAGAGCAGCGCCTAGTGCGCTAGTAGGAGGGTAAATATGGACACCGTAAAGATTGCCCTAGAGGGTGAGTTCGCTGGATGGACTGCCGAGCTGCGAAAGCAAGTCTCGGCACGCATCCTGCTCGACTTGGAATCAGGCGATTCTAGTCGGTCGCTAAACGCGTTCTCTAAACTGGTAGTCACGCACAACTTCAAGGGGCTTGATGGCAAGCCTTGCGACGATGTGCTGGATGCACCGGTAGATGCGCTGACGCAGACGCTTGAGGCGTGGGGCAAGGCGAACCAGCCAGACCCCAAGTAAGGCTCGCTGCCAAGCGGATGGCGCTTGGACAATCCATAGCGCCTCCACCGGAAATCATCTTCCACCTGTTGGGCGAGAAGTTCGGAATGTGGCCAGATGAGGTGGCGAGCCTACCGCTAGATCAGGTGCTGCTCCACTGGATGATCCACGCGGAGATGCAGCCGAAAGGAAAGTAAGTGGCGAACGCGATTGTCGTAGAAGGTCAGTTCGAGAAGGGCTACGACCAGCTGCGACTCGGATTCCTGAAGGGATCAAATCCGACAGCGTTTAAGCGTCTCGCATCGTTCGCCACACTCAACGCCGCGCGCACACTCCAGAAGCCAATGCGAGACAAGGCGCCAAAGGGTCAGACTGGCAAGCTTCGCAAGAAGGTGCTGGCGCGCAAGGCGCGATTCAACAATCCTGCTGCGGTGGTCGGAATCAAGGGTGGGCGCAATGGAGTATTTTACGGCTGGCTGGTGGTCGGTGGTACCGGCAACCGACGCACAACCGTCAACGGCACCTTCGCAGTCAAGCCAGTGCAGAAGCGACCATTCGTAGATGAAGTGGTAAAGAAGCGATCAAACATTGATCGAGCAGTAGAGTCATACAGTAAGACGGTGGCCGCGTTCTTCAACGACGAGCCGTTCCGCAACACCATCCTCAAGTTCAAGAGAGGTAACCAACGCTGATGGCTGGAAACCAGACCGCCAACTTTGTCGTCAAGGCTAAGGATCAGGCAAGTGGCCCACTTGGCAAGATCGGCACCTCAATGGGCAAGCTGCGCCGCACCGGCATCACCGCATTCAAGGGCATTGCCGCTGCCTCACTTGCCGCCGCCACGGCTCTTGCTGCCTTCGCAGCCGACGCGATCAGGGCGGCGATGGATGATGAGCGACAGACGATCCTCCTCAACGCTGCCCTGCGTCAGCGTGGCTTTGATACTAGGGCGCTCAACAAGGCAATCCGCGAACAGATCACCGCAATGGGCGCTCTTGGTATTAGCGACGAGCAGGTACGCGCAGGTCTTGAGATTGGTTCACGCTTCTTCAAGGATCAAGAGACGCTGCTCAAAGCGAACGCTGTCGCGGCCGACATTGCCGCCGTCACCGGAACCGACCTAGCAGAAGTCATGATGACGATCGGCAAGGGCGCACAGGGTCAGACGCGTGGACTCAAGGCGCTCGGCATTGAGGTCAAGAAGGGCGCGACGATTCAGGACATCCTGACTGCCGCATCTGAGAAGTACAGCGGCATTGCTGCTGAGATCGCCAACTCGACAAGCGGCAAACTGGCGACATCTCAAGTTCGATTCAATGAGGCGATGGAGAATCTTGGCTATAAGCTGCTACCACAAGTCAACAAAGTGCTTGACTGGTTGACTACCACAGGACTGCCAGCCTTTGAGCAATTCATTGCAAATGTTGCTCCGGTGTATCAAGCGTTCATTGATGAGGCGATCACACCGATGATTGATGCCTTGAATAAGCTTGGTAAAATCCTTGGAACGGATATGGGTATCTGGGCGAAGGCTGCGGAACTTGCACTCTTGCCGTTGAAAATTGTTATCCAGGGATTGACCGCAGGACTCAACCTCTTGGCAGAGGCTGGAAAGTTCTTTGGTATTGGTTCTGGTCAGGCCAAGTTTGACACCTTTGTTTCGACAGGAAGCGCAGGCAGCGTCGGCACTTCTTACGGCGCGCCTGGCGCGGTCACCTTCACAACCAATGTCTCTATCGGCACGCAGAAGGTGGACACGGTTGTGAGCGACTCGATCAAGAGGACTGCAACACCAGGTCGAATGCGGTAAATGGCAAATCCTTTTACGCTGATCGTCGCAGGAGTCACAGGCGCAGGAGCAGGCGGTGACCTGCTCACCCTTCCAGCACCAGCCTCCACAACTACGCCCTATGTCGATTTGGGCAGCCTTAGCCTCACGATGTCTGGCGACGGCGGCGGCGGATCAATGACCTTTGATGTAATCGAGCCAAAGACTCCGAGCGGCACTACGCCTTGGTGGCGATCAGGCGGAGTCCATGACAATGCGCGCGTGCAATTCTTTGACAGCCGATACAGCGCGAGCACGCCACTCTTCCTTGGCTACATCACCGGCATTGATGCCGTCATGCTGGAGAACGGCCTTGGCACACGCGCGACAGTCAGCGTGACTGACGCTGACGGCTGGCTGCAAAAGACCATCATCCGCAACGGCACGACAGGTATCCGCGCGACTTCCTTCGTGGACTCGTTCACGCTCGGTTCTTCCACATCGACGGACCGCGACATCATCAATGGCCTGCTCGCTCGCGTGCATACGCTCGTCAACGATGCGACCACGCGCCAGATCCTGAACACCGCCGTGATCAGCGGCTCCACACGCGCGATCTATACAGGCTCCGCGCAGACCGTAGGCAAGCAGACCTTCAAGGCGACCACACTTCAGAGCGCACTCGATCAGGTGGCAGAACTGTCAGGCGGCCTTGCAGAGGTGCAGTACCGATATTGGATTGATGGCGATGGACGGCTGAACTATGGACCGAAGACCGCAGCTCCAACCTATGCAAGCGCGCCTGCCGAGATCGTCACCGATCCTTCAAGCGTCCAGACTGGTAGCGGCTCAACGGTCACTCGGATTCTCGCGCGAGATCTCTCGGTAAATCTTGACCATGAAGACATCGTGAAGGGCATCTTTGTGCAGGCTGACTCCGCGTATGCGCGCTACGACAACAACCAGACATGGCCGACAGCGCCAACCAACGACCCATACTTCCGCACCTACACAGGAACCTACAGCCGCAATGGCGCAGGGCTTGCCAGCCGCAGTGGTCCTCTGCCACATGAGGTCTTCAGCGCGCCAAAGATTGTTGCCAAGGCTGACCGTGGCGTGGCTATCGGATCACTCGCGCGCGCAACGATGGTCACGCGCGGCAAGCCAGTTCGCACCGTGTCATTCACGGTTGCCGGTGCAAACCTTAGCCAGACCTCTTCACCTGACTGGTCCTACGGTTACAGCCAGGGCTACGCGCTGACCGCAGCTGCTACCTACACGCTCGTCAAGGCGTGGCTACCAGGTCAGTATGTCAAGGTCAATGCGCCGACCCTCAACTGCTCGAACGAGATCCTCTACATTCCATCTGTCACCATGCGCTTCGCTGAAGGTGGCGGCACCTACCAAGTCCAGTATGAGATTCAGGCGGACTTCCGCCGTCAGTATCTGAAGGGGCTGCGCGGCCTCATTCAAGGGGAGTAAGCGTGGGTAAGTACGGCACAAACCTAGAAGGATTCGGAGCCTTTGAGGGTGGCGTAAACGCCGACAAGGGCGCACCTCTCGTCAGCACATCGAGCGACGGCGAGACTGCGCTGCTCTTTGGTCCAGCTGCGCTACGCGAGATTCAGGCTGGCGTGGCTAACGGTGACTTTGCCATTCCGCCAGATGCCGCTGGCGACACGATCACCGCAGAGAACCCACTGCCGTACTGGACCTTCACGGATGTCAACAGCGCAGGCGCGATCACCTGTGCGGTGGTCGCAGACTCAAACACTGGCTCTGGCAATGTGCTGAAGTGGACGGTGGCAAGTGGCACCCTGACTGGCAAGAGCGCCAAGATCACGCGCTACATCCCAGTGTCATCAACGCTCTCGCGCTCGTTCTCGTACTACATTGAAGCATCCTTCACCGATGCAACGAACAGCGCGCAGTCACAGGTGGAGGTGAGCGGCGCGTTCTATAAGACCGACCTGACCGTCGCGTCAGGATCGTTCAACTCTGGCACGGTGCCGTTCTCGTCGCTGACCTCAACGACTGGCGTGACTGCACCTGCCAACTTTGACTCTGGCTCCCTGCTGTCTACCACTGCACCATCCGATGCGGCATATCTGCTACTGACGATCACGATCTCAACCAATGCAACGCAGTCCGCTGACCGCACGATTGAACTGGCTGAGGTCAACCTCTACAAAGGCGTACCAGAGATTCTGCTGACCGATCGAAGCGCACCTCAGACCTATCAGCCAGCCGTGATTCAGGCAGACGGCGGCGAGCTGCTGATCCAAGCGTCCGCTGGAAACAGCCTGACAATCACCGCAACCAAGACATTGTTCAACAACCCAGTCACCACAACGAGCGACATCGGCTTCGACGGTGTGATCTACGGAACATCCGCGCTGACTGGACCGAAGATCAACCTGGCTGGAACCAACAACCGCCTTTGGGAGCACTCCAACCCTGCCGCAGATGTTGCCGCGTCAACCACCACAACGGTATCCGGCGTGCTGATCACCAAGGTCACCGCAGGGCAGCCAACCACAAACATCAACGGAACAGGCACCACCGACGCATTCGCCGACGCACTCCGCAACGGCGGCATCGCGGTAGACACAACCAACAACCGTGGCTACTTCTACTCAGGCGGCTGGAAGTATGCCGCGCTGACCACGCCGTCAGACTCACGCCTCAAGGAAGAGATCACCGACATCACAGGCGCGCTAGATACGCTCCGCCAGCTCGTGCCGGTAGCATTCAAGTGGAAGCGACCAGAGGCACACGGCCGCAGCGATGCTGTCGCAGACGATGGCACGCGTCTCGGCTTTATCGCTGACCAAGTTGCCACGACTGATCTGGCGCATTGGGTTGAGACACTCGGCGTAGACGAGCGAGAGGCGGATCTCGTAGATACGACTGAGGTGCTTGCCGTCAACATTCCGCAGAACGAGATGGAGGCGCTCGTCGTTCAGGCGCTGCTCGATATTGACGCGCGTCTCAAGGCGCTGGAGGAACGATGACCCCACGCCAGATTGATCAACTGATC